TTGGCGATCCCCACGATTTCATTGACCGGGTTACGACAGCCAATAATATGCAGTCATGGTACGGGTTTGACGGCTTAGGAATTAGCGTTATGTCTGACCAGAATTCTGTCAGCACGATTACCTACACCCCATCGACAGGGATTCTCGGAACTCCGCAGCAAACAGTCATCAATGGAATTGCGGACGGAGTTCAATTCCGCGTTCTGCTTGACCCGCGCTTGAAAGTTACAATTCCGAGGATGCAGGTGAGTATCACAGATTCGCAGATTAAGCAGATTCAGTATGTTCCTCCAGGATACCGTCATCTGTTGGACCCAAACGGACTATACCTTGTGAACGCTTTGCAGTTCCGAGGAGACAGCCGAGGGAATATGTGGGAGACGGAAATAGTAGCATTTATCTCTATCGGTGGACTTGCGGCAATGATTGACCAACCGGGGCTGACACTTGATCCGAGGTCTGCACGATGACTACCTTACCGATGATTCCGTTGCAGCATCGAATGAGCATCCAGTCGGCTCCAATTGAACTTGCGCTACATCAATTCGAGTGCAACTTCTGGTGCCATATTCCGGCTATCGTTGTTGCCAATCCCCAAGGTAACGCTTTTAACCCGCAGAAGATGACTGTCTCTGTTCAGCCTACGATAAAGGAAGTCATCAGGAATGGGGCGGTCCCTACGATTACCTCTCTGCCAATCCTTGATGATGTGCCGATTAAGATTCCTACGGGAGGAGGATGGAGTCTCACGCTTCCAATCAAAATTGGAGACGAGTGTGAACTGTCGTTTCAGGACATGGCCTTCGATATGTGGTGGCAGAATGGCGGGGTTCAGAAACAACCGGACGGCGCACTCTTCCGACACGACGTTGGTGATGCCTTCGCTGAATTCGGAGTTAGAAGTGTTCCAAACGTAATCCCAAACTACTCAACCACTAGCGCACAGCTTCGCAACGACAGTGGTCTTGTGGTGATTGATTTGGCTACAGCGGGAATTACAATCACTTCTCCATCGTTGAATGTGATGGACTTGCTGATTATTCCTTTCGTTGGAACGCCAAACTTCAAGTCTCCGCTTGGAACTGGCGTCTATAGCGTAGCGGGGATGCCGATTCCGTTAGCTCCATTGGCCGGGGTTGGAGCGAGGGCGTTTGTCACTGACGCAATAGCTAACACATTTCAGGCTCCGTATGTCGGCGGCGGGAGTTACGCATTGCCAGTATATTCAGACGGAACAGGATGGTTCATAGGATGAGCACACCGACGATCATGGTTCAACAAAATGCGATGCCTCAGAACGATCCTGTCGAAGGAGCGAATGGGCCAGTGTTTCTTTCAGATCTTGACGCTGTGGCGCAAATCATCTATACGACTCTTCGGCTGCTCTTGGGAGAGTGGTGGGAGAATCTGACTATTGGTTTTCCGCTCTTCCAGTCGCTCATCGGCTCTAGCGGTTCCCCGACCAATCAGGCCGGGGTCATGCTCATCATTCAGCAGACGATTCTCTCCTGTCCGTATGTCTTGCAAATCATTGATTTTAGCTTCGTACACAACACGGCAACACTCAATTCCACCTTTACGGCAACCGTAAGTACGCAATTTGGTAATCTGATAGTAAGCAACGCGCCCGGTTCCAGCGCACAGGTGACAGCATAATGGCGACTCCCGCGTACATCGCGCCTTTCATCAGTCCGACAGCGGGCCTCGTGCTGCCGTCCTACCAGAGCATCATCAATGACCTCATCAGCGGGTACAGGGCGATTTATCCGCAAGTTGTTTATCTTGGAACGGACACGGCAAAGTATCAGGAAATCAGCATATTCGCGCTGAAAGTTTACGACTGCAACCTGGCCTCGCAGCTTGCCTACAATGCGCGTTCGCCTATCTCGGCGGCTGGGGCGGACCTCGACAGCATCGTGAAGATGAATGGAATTGCTCGGCTTCCCGCTTCATATTCCACGGCTCCCTTGACCGTTTCAGGAGTTGCCGGAACGGTTATAACGAATGGCCTGGTGACGGATACGCAAGGAAACGCTTGGTCGCTACCCGTATCCGTTACCATCCCTAACAGTGGAAGCGTCACTGTTGGCATTACCTGCCAGACCATAGGAGCTATTCAGGCCCAGGCGGGTTCCATCACCACCATTTCAGGAGGCGCTACGGCGGGCTGGACCGGGGCTACAAACCCATCTGCGGCGATTCCTGGTTTGCCTGTTGAGTCAGACTCACAGCTTAGGGCGCGTCAGGCAATCTCAGTAGGGGCACCATCGCTCACACGGCTTGCTAGTACCATCGCAGCCATTGCAGCGGTCCCAGGAGTCACCCGGTACGCTACAGGCACCCCAACGCCCGATTCCGGGCCGGGAAGCTCTATCGAGAATCCGACTGGAGGCATTGACTACTGGGGCAATCCGCCTCATTCGGTCAGCATGGTTGTGGAGGGCGGTCTTGACCTCATAGTGGCGACGGCTATCTACCAGAAACGAGGATTGGGAGTCTACACGAACCCGGACTCAACGGCTGGCTCTACCAGCGTGCCGGTGACAGATGCGAATACAGGGACCGTGACCACCATCGGATTTCAGCGGCCTACCTATGTGCCAATTTACGCCACGATGGTAATACATGGACTGGCGGGATATACGACCGCAACGCTAACGGCAATTCAGACAGCAATTGTCACGTATCTCAACAGCCTACAGATTGGTGAGACGGTGACGTATTCAGCGTTCTACGCCGTGGCCTCTTCGGTCATGCCAAACATCTTGACTCCTCAGTTTTCGATCACGTCGCTCTTTACCGGAATCACTTCATCGCCTTCTGGCACGACCGACATTACCCTGAGCTATTACCAGGTGGCGCAGGGAACACTTGCGAACATTCATGTGACCGAGGCATAGATGCCACTTTTCTCTCAAAGCGGGTACGGATCGGGCAAATACGGAGTTGCTGAGACCGGGCCTCTCTACAGCATGAGCCTCTATTACTACTTAGGGCTGCTCACGTCAGAATATCGGCTTGCCCCAAATCTAAATGCATGGCTCTACGATCTGCTCTCGCCTCTAAATGACACAACAAACATGATAGCGGGAATGACTGAGGCGTTCGATCTCGGTTCGGCACAAGGATTGCAGCTTGACGTGGCCGGTCAGATTGCCGGGGTGAGTCGCACGGTTGGGTTTCAACCATCAGGCGGCGTGAGTCCCGTTTTGGACGATGTGACCTATGCTCTATTGATTCAGGCAACCATCGCTGCAAATCAATGGGATGGAACAGAAAGCACACTTTATACTATCTGGAAGCAACTGTTCCCCGGCGGTTCAATCAACATCATCGACTCTCAGGACATGGCCTGTACAATTGTTTTAACGGGATCATTCACGAGCATCATTCAGGACTTGATTTTGAATGGTTATATCGTTCCGCGACCGGAAGGCGTAGAGTACACGTATGTATTCGGCAATCTTCCGATTTTTGGATTCTCAGAAACGAACACGACATTCATTGCAGGCTGGAACACTGGCCTTTGGGCGGGGTAAATCATGGGACAATTTCTTCAATGGAATCCGAACGAAACCAACCAGGAGACAGATGCTCAGTACCTTGCCGATTCGCAACGTGCTTCTGGCGCGGTGAACGATACTCCTCTTCCTGCCCCTCTTGGGAATAAGGCGTTCTATCAATGGAGTACGTTCTGTGCTGCATTCGGTAAGATGATGGCAAACAAGCCGGGAGCGTATGTGCTCGATGATTCCAGCGAGAGCGCCCTTGCCGCTGTGCTGGCAAATATCTTGACTGAATCAGATACCGAGCCAAACATCATCTCCGTCGCATATTCTCCCACTCCCGCCTTTAATGCCGCAGACTCAAACGGCTTCCAGATGACGCTTGTGGGGAATGTCACGTCATCTACTATCAATGGCGTAACGGCGGGGCAGTTGATAGCCTTCTATTTTGCTCAAGATTCGGTTGGCGGTAGAACGGTTAGCTGGCCCTCTTCGTTCGTGGGAGCATTGCAGCCAGACCCAAAGCCGTACGCAGTCAGCGTGATGCTATTTCGTGCCGACCTGACTGGCAATCCTCGCGCCGTCTCGCCGATGATTAGTAACAATGGACTGTTTGGCGTCACACCACCAGCGAACGATAACAGTACCCTATTGGCGACAACAGCGTTTGTGCGTGGTGTGGCGCTTCAATGCACACGAACGAATAAGACGGGAACCTATTCGGTTGGTTCTTCCTACACGAATAGCAGTGGTGCGGCAGTGTGCGAAGAGGTTACATATTCTTCGCTTAACGCGTCGGAGTGTACTGGCGCTAATTCTTACCTCATAGCGTATGTGAATGGCGTTGAGGCAGCGGCGGCTGGTGTATTCAATGAGTGCCAAGGTACGAACTCGATGTCTTTCTGGGTTCCTGCGGGCGCGACGTTTAATGTTTCGTTTAGCACGTTTGGCTCAGTCCCTAATTCATGGACAGTGTTCTGGACCGAGGTTTCATTCACGCTCTAAGGAGATTTTATGAAGCGCATTTTGTCGGCACTGATCTTTATTGTTTGCATGATCTTTCCCTCTTCGGTCTACGCGCAGACGAGCGGGAACACGCCTCCGCCTCCTCCTGTGTGCGGCTCTACCAATGCAGGCGCTCTCTACACGAATACAGGCACCAGCCCAGCCACGGTCTACACGTGCAGTTATTACAATCTCGTCTGGCAATGGGTAGTGAATCCAAGCTATGGCGGATTGGTATATTATCCCACAGTTCCCTCAACTTGCTCAGGAGCCTTGCCTGTATTTCTGGCAGGGTGGCCGAATACGCAAGAATATGTATGTGTGAACGGCGTACCGTCTTCCATAGGTGGTGGCACAAGCAGCGGCGTTTCCCAGATTCTCGCTGGTACCAACGTCACCATCTCACCCACGGGTGGAACCGGGGCGGTGACCATCAATGCGACAGGCTCCGGTGGCAGCTCTGTGTGGGGCGGCATTACAGGAACCCTGAGCAACCAGACTGATTTGCAGACCGCACTCAATGCGAAAGCGAATCTCACAGGCGCGGCGTTTACTGGGCCGGTGAGCGCGCCGAGCGTTACAGCAGGCACCACATCCGATGATGGATTTACCCCCCCAAGCATTGCCGAGGGCACAACCTCGAAGATTCTTATGTCTACCGTGTGGGACCGCAAAGGACCAGTCGCTAGTATTGGTGCTGGAACTTGCGGATTCCAGGGCGAGATGTCGGTTATTAAGGACACGAACTCGCAGTTGCTTGGGCAGTCTTCGTCGGTGTCGGTTTTCAAAGCTACCGGAACCGGGCTTATCGGCGGTGTGCAGGATGTATGCTATGCGGAATCATTGGATGGCTTAACTTGGACAGTGCAAACAACTCCGCTCGTCACGAATCATAATCGCTCAGGGTGGTTCCTTTATGCCGGAACCTATTATCTCTACACGACTAACTTCGGCAACGGCGGCGGTTTGAGCGTTGACCTTTACACATCGACGGTAAGCAATGGAACATACGCAAAGGTCAGCGGTTCTGCGTCTTGTGGCACAGACACAACTGCTATCTTATGTGTCGGAACTTCTGGCGCTACGATTACATCAGCTGGTTCTGGACAAAATGCGGGCACTTACACAATTACCGGCACAGGAGGCGGATGCAGCATTGAGCCTCAATTGCAGATCACAATTGTTAGCGGTGCGGTTACAACGGCACAAGCGTGGAGTGCTGGGGCCGGTTGTTCGACTCTCCCTGCTTTCACGGTAGCAGCTGGGGGCACTCCCGGCACGGTCGTATCTACAGGTCTATCCGGTGGTGGAATCCTAATGTCTGCCACAGATAGTGCTGACTTTGGAAGCCCTCGAGTGATCGTTGACGGGTCCACATGGAGGATGCTCTACGAAGCCAATGGATTACCTACCAGCACCTACATATACGGCACCGATTTTCTACTCCACGCGGCCAGTTCGTCCGATGGCATCTACTGGACAAAGTATGCCGGGAATCCTGTTGTGGGCATTATCAACATACAATCCGCTGGGTCACCGTGGTTCTTCAAAGATCCTCTCTGGACTTCAGGGCCGGGTCCGTATTGGTTATGGGCACACATTACTTATCCTGGACAGGGAAAAGGAGATCTGCCCGCCGACATCGCTCGATACTCCTCTCCCGATGCAGTTACTTGGACACAAAACCCAGCGAACACATTGACTTATCCCCGATTGGAGTGGTGGGAGGGTGCGCATGACCTAGCTGGAGGTTTGGCAAATCCAGCGCCAGTTGAATCGAATGGCAGCGTCTATCTCTACACCAACTATTTCGAGCATCAGACGCAGACCTGGGAACCTGGGCAGGCCGGTATTGAAGTCGCTGTGGCGTCAATGACACTGCACCAGCTTGTCTCGACAGACGAGGGAGCAACGCTTTCCTATGCGGGGCTGCCTAATATCAATCAAGAACGTAACAACTGGTGGATGCAACTGAAAGTTAACGGATCGAATTTGCTGTCTTCCCCTAATTGCGCTGTTTTCCAGTATGCGAATAGCGTCCCTGGATCATTTCTCCCCAACGACCAATCCAGCTCTATTGCGGCGCAATGCAATCTCTACTATTCACCGGCAAGATTAAATTGGGGAATGCAGATGGGAGGAACAAACATTGCTGGCCCTGACGGCGCGGCCTTATTCAACCTGGCGGGAACTCAAAGCAGCCTTATCAATACGAATGCTGGATTTACACCGCTTCTTGGGTTTCGAGCGACAGCATTAGGGAACTATGCGGGAATGAGTTTTGTTGGCCTATACAGTAACTCTTCTTACTTTGGCAAGGATGCGACTACAGACAAGATCATCCTCGCCACGACTCCCACAACTGGTAGCCCGCTTATCATGTCAAGTTTCGATCCCTCCAATGGCAAAGGATACGCCGACCAACTGACAGTATCCACTAATCCGGCGAATACCGGCGGTGCACTCTTCAATCTGTTCAGCACGCAGACTTCGCTTGGATCTGGAACTGGTGCGACAAACGATCAGCTCATTTATGGGGGACCAGGAATATATGAAGGCATAACGGCAGCATCAGGGACCTACACAGACAATCTCTACTTCGGCAAGGATGCGACGTCAGACGATTTTATTATTTCAACCACGAGTACAGCAACGCCAACTGAGATGTTCCGCGCCGTGTCACGCGGTGGAATAAAAGCTCCAAGCATAACCGATACCGGACTTGGTGGCACAACACAGTGCCTTGAATCTGTGGCTGGCGTACTCACGGGCACGGGAGCAGCTTGCGGAAGCGGCGCAGTCACCACCAGCGGCTCGCCTGTCAGTCCCAATGTGGCGTGCTTTAGCGCATCAACAGCCATTGGACCCTGTACCAGCGCAAACGTCCAGACAGCTATCGGCGCGAGTGTCTATGATGCCTACGGCGCGGCGGCTGCTCAACAGGCTAATCTGAACCTTGCTCCCGGAACCTACGTCAACGGCGATGTGTGTACCTACGCCTCATCAGGAACGCTGCTCAATTGCAATACGGCGGTTCCAGGAGCGTACACTCTGCCGTCACAGTACAAAACGTGGTCTTGTGAACCCGGTCTAGGCGATGGCTTGAACGCGAT